AATTGCAGCTTGACAGTCCGTTTGCAGTAATAGCTCATCCCCTTCTTCAATTAATCCAACTTTGCGTGCGACGTGAAGTGCGTTATTAAGCGCCATCATTTCTGCTGCAATACTATTGACAGCATCAACCCGCATAATACCGTCCCCGCCACGCTTGCCCCGACCACACGCAATCCAAAAACCATAACCCGCTTTCCCTGTATCGGGACAGTGGGAAGCGTCTGCAATTATGGTTACTCTCATGTTATGCCTTCCTGTTTTTTGCAGGTAGTACAATTTCCAAACTGGGCGAGCCCGGTTTAATAATTAGACACTGCTCAAACAAGTGTTTGTTATCCTCGCCCAGCTCACGGTACTTCTTAAGAACAAGGCTGGGCTTGTACTGCACAAGCTCGTCAGGGTTTACACCCGCTTCGCGCATCATATCCTTAATAGCACCAAATGCACCAGGATCAATTTCACGTGTTAAGCTGTGCTTCCCTTTTAGGACGTAACCGTCTTCCATCGCGTAACTGTTGGTTCCCTCTTTAGGGTCAGGGAATGCAGCGCCAAAGATCTTTTTGCGCAGTACCATTTCAGACCCTCTTAGTGCTTTGAGGTTATCGTTCATTTCATACCACTTTGCAAGATCATCCTTTGTAAAGGTGTTCTCCGGAACTTCAGTCATTGCATTGTGCCTCAGTGCTTTTCAGTGGTTTCGGATTCCTGCATAGCCTCTGCTTGTTCCGCAGTTACCGTAGAGAACGTCACCGTCTTTGTAGCAGGGTTTACTTCAACCCCTATGCCACCCATACCGTCCGCGTTTACAACGTCAAAAGGTAGCGTTACAGAGCCGCCTTGCTGGTTAACAATACGGAAGAGCGCAACGTTTAGGATTTCTTGTCGGCTTACCTCTTCAACTCGCTTATCCAGGCGCTTCTGTGCAAGTGCTGCAAGCGCTACAGCAATTTCATCTTCTATTTGTGGCATGGTTATTCCTTGTCAGCACGTAAACGCGCATCGAGATCCGAATAGGTCAGCTTGCTGTACCGTTTGCTCAGCTTGCTGATGTTGTTTGTAATTGCGTCACGCTTATGTATACCGGATGCCCTGTAATAGGCGTCCAAAGCGTTTCGAAGTTCTAGCAGGTGGGATTCAAGAATGTGATCCAAGGCAGGGTTGTTGTATACAACAATTTTCTTCACAAGGTCTAACACTTGACCGGAAGTAATAACCAAATATGTCAACGCCTTGCCAGTTGTGGATATTGATTTCTGAACTGGGTGGATAAGCTGTGCAGAGCAACATTGGCGCAACCCTTCGAAATAGAACTCAATATCACCAAGCTCTTCAACTCTGTTTTGGTCGTCCTGAAATTGGTCAGCAAGTACCAGCTCGGAAACCTCCCCGCTTATACCGACCGCCATGTGCAGGACGTGCGCAGTTTCAGCTGTCATTTGTGCAACGATATCAGCTCCTGGTTTAACCAGTGCGCGAACCAGATCCGTGTGTGACATCATAATCAAACCCTCTAACGTGTTAATGTGTTTACTACGGAAGCAACTGTACTACACGCTTCACCTGTATGCAAACGTAAACTTCTGATTATTTGTCTACGTTTAGGATACGGAAGCAGCGACCGTGATAACCGTACAGTTCGACAGCCTTATCCTTGTTGACCTCCATAATGTTACCGCTGTCGATTGCCGTTTTTAAGGTATGATCCAAAGCCATTGTTGAACCCATACGGTAGTTGACAAAGCACTGCACTTGCTGAGTTCTCTTGCCAAGATACCCTCGCGTAACAATACCATCCGCAACCATACGAGGGTCTATCTTATAACTAACAGCAACCTTTCCTTTTATAAAGTCACTGAAGATGCTTACCAACTTGAGGAACCTGGAACTGTCATCAACCCCAACGTCGCCACCCTCTACTTTAGCAAGCAATGATTCAGCTTCCTTTATAATAAGGTTAATTGCCCACGTTGCATGGATCTTATTAATGGTGGGCGAAATGTGGTTATCTGATGCAGCCAGGACACCGGATACCCTTAACGCTTTAAGGTGCGCACGGTTCCAGATTTGCCTAATGCTTTCATTCCCGCCAGCTTCCCTTATACGACCGTCACAATACAGGTTAAACTCGTCCAGCATGTTCTTCGGTTCAGGGTCAAACCGTATTTGTATGCAGCTTGCTCCGGGGCTGGTAATGATGCCCATTGCATGTGACGCGATGCCCATTAGGGTGTTGCTAATTTCCAAGGGGACTTCCATCAGTTGTTCTTTGTTCTCCGCAGGTCGTTCCCCTAAGTATTCTATGATATTAAATCGGGATAGGAAACCGTCTTCCATCATTGCAGGTGTTAACGCATTATAAAAGGTTCCAGGTGTCGTTTCACCGATCATGCTGTATGCAATAGCGTTGACCGCTGCAACGTTCTGTTCTTTGTTGGAGTAGCTTATACCGCCCACCACAGACGCGGCGCCTGACTTCTGGTATAGGTTAGTCATAACCGTGCGCAACTGTTGCATAGGCCCGTCCCTGTGGTCGTCTGCCATGCGGGACATCTTGCGACCCCACTCGCCCATGACGTTAACGAAAGACGATTGCTCCCCTGTACCTTTAGTAAGTGCAGGTCCAGAAGCGTAATCCGTAAAGTTAACAAAGGGGGATATAATCTGACCACACGCACTCCTTAACAGGTGCCCGATACCGCTGTGCATTGCTTCCTTCCCAATAGCAGAGCGGGCGATAAGTATTATGTAAAGATTAAGACCCGTCTGGCCCACGTTGTACGCCTTACCCGTCATCCCAGCCATAAGACCAAGCGCTGCAACAATAGCAACCTCTTTCACCGGTCGTGGTGCGCTTTGATAAATGAAACCAGCAATGGCACCTGTTAGCCCAGGGGGCCAGTCCAACCCGTCAACCTCGGGAGGTTTAAAGTCAACGACGTTGGGTTTACCCTTGCTATGTTGCGTCTGGTCAATGCTTTGCACCATGTTCTTCACTGTCGGGCTGTCCTTGAGCGAAGATTCGTTGCCATCTATCTTTGCATTGCTTAGTAGTGCAAGCGCTACCGCTTCCCCGTGTGCAGTGCTGGAAGCTTCCTTTTCCTGCCGTCCCCTTATTATCTGCAACGTCCTGTCAAGGTACCTGTCGTCGCGTACAGCTTTCTCCCGCTCCCCTAATGCTGTCTGGCGGAATATGCGTCTACACTGTGCGTTGCTCTTGCTGTAAAAGGTGAGCATTGACATCAATGCGAGGTCTGCTTCGGATTGGCTTGGGAAGTTAAACTGTTGCCATGCACCTTTGCACAAGCTTATGAACTTATCCTTGTTGGAAGCGTTTAACGCGATCTCCCATAACTTCTCATCCGTGTAGTCCGGTTCAACCTCGCCAAGCGTAACCGCTGCACCTGCAACACCGAGCTCCCGTGTAAGGTTCTGCAGTATCATGTCCCCGTTTGCAATGGGTAACTGACGCGCCTCCCGTGCGGTAGGTATTGCAACCCCGTTCAACACATGATAATCCACAAGCGACACAGGTCGCCCCGTACAGACCATAAAGCGCTCACGTGAGTAAACCTCAATACCCTTGCCGCGCCTGCCTGCTCCTACGCTACCTTGAACCCATACATGGAGACCCTTGCCACTGGTGCTGAACTCGGCGTAGGACTCAGCGAACTGCACAATACCGGAATAGAAGTTGAGCTGTGTTGTTGTGGTTAAAAGCTCTTTGGAATAGGGTTGCCCCTGTGGGTCCCTGCTTTCAACATCCTTAACGTCCATGTCTATGCAGGTGTAAGGATCATCCTCCGTTATAATGTATCCAACGCCTACGCCGTGTTCCTTGGCATACGTGCAAGCGGTTTCAAAGTTAAGCCAAGGACCTGCAATAGGACTGGCTCTATATAACCCGCTGTTGCCTGCGAGGTAAGGTGCTTTGTCAGGACCAGCTAAACACCACTGAGCCCGCTGTTGCATCTCGACAGGCAAGCGCCACAAATCTGCGCCAACCAGTGAGGTCATGCAAGCTCCCCTCTCCGTGACGCAAGGCAAATCTTCCAAGCGGCAAGAAAGGGTGCCACATGTTTACGCTCCCAAATGTACGCACGCACGCCGCGCACCATTACAGCATCGGGCAACATTCCGCGGCGCCTTGCTGATAGTATTGCTGACCGGTCAACCTTTAATAAACGCTGGATTTCAGAGCTGGTAATATACAGGTCGTCAAACCGCTCCTGTGTAGTTTGTATATCGGGCATCTTGCTTTCCTTTGTTGGATAGGAGGGTATGCTTTAGGTAGGTGAGCACTATAGCGCGAACCGTTGGTTTATCGCAACTATACAAAGTCTTTGCGAACCGGTTTGCGTTGACGCTTTGCTTCAAGGTGATCTGCTTGCGCTGCCTTAACCTTTTCCACCCATTGGGACAGCTCTTTGTCCGCAATGCCAGTCACCTCAGTGATCCGCTGGTTAGCAAGCGCAAGTTCATTCGCTTTCCATTGCTCCACCTGCTCCCGTACCTGTGCCCGCTCACTGCAGATTGATAAGAACGCTGACCATAAGGTCTTCATGTTGTCGTTGTGTTGCTTGCACGCTTCCACCCACTTGCTGTGACCGCTGTTGGTTTCTTTTGGCTCAGCTGCCACCTTTTTAGGGCGCCCGACTTTTGGAGCTGTGCTTACTGCTTCGTGATTACCTTTCCAATCCGAGGGTCTATTAGTTTGGGACATGCAATCTATACACAGGGTTAACAGCTCACGCATACGAGGGTCGCTGTAGTTCCAAACGTGCTCACCGCCAAAGTGTTCAAAGTAACGGTCGGGGAATGCAATTTGCATTGCAATGTGGCTCATAAAGAAGTAAGGCGCACCAGCAACGTCTTCAATGTCCTTAATATCATAATGCGAATGGATTGTGTTGGGTTCAACGACCACCACATAACCACAATCTGCGGCGTATTTAAACAGTGCGAGCGCTTCGTCACTGCCATGGTATAGAACGTCCCGCAATATCTGATCCGGTTTGTCCCGCAATGCAAACGCAAACCCCTCCTCGGGGTCTTGCTGCATACGGTAGAAGTCCGCGCTGAAGTAGGGTGTGTTTAAGTTCTTAATGACGTCAGTCGCTTGCCCGTGGTTTAATCGCGTATTCATTGGAGATCTCCGTGTTTGGTGTTTATTAAGCATACCCTATATGCAGGGGGCCTACCAGATAACCCCTCCCCCGAGTCCAGGGTAACTAAGTGGTAGGAAAACAATCTTTTCCCCCTTAGTATGTTTAATTATTTTAGATAGGGTAGAGAGAGGGGAGGGGGGCTCATGGGGGATCCCCCTATATAGGGTATTAAAAAATAATTATTATGTAATACCATTTATATATAGTAAGTAGTGTGTATAAGCAGTGCTGTTGCTAGGGTTAGGGGTTGCATGAAAGTCAGCTGTAAGTGCTAAACGGAGACGCGACTGGTGTGCTTGTCCAGGAGGGGGAGGGGAGCCTGGTGGGAGGGGGCCGGGGAGGTAGCTATTAATGGCAAGGTCCGAAAATTTCATAGTAAGCGGATTGTACCCGAATTTACTGCAAATTAATTCAATTTAGCTGTTGCGCCTGGGTCTGATAGGTCGTAATGTGTGCGCATATTGTTACTAAACAGCACGGGGAATTGGACATGGACTACCAGTCGGTAATGAAGATCAGCAACGAGATGAACGAGACTAACGACTGCGCCGTTCGCGCTTGCACCATCGCAAGCGGAGTGGACTACAAGGAAGTTCACGAGCTGTTTAGACTGCAAGGTAGAGCCAATCGCAAGGGTAGCAACCAAGAGTGGACGACACAGGTGATGGAGCAGCTAGGTTTCAAGCTGGAGGATGTCACCCGTGCTGTGTTCCGTCAGTGTGGTAAAACGGTCAAAACCGTATCTCGCAACCTTGCTGGCGGTCCTTACCTGATACGTGTACGCCGCCACATCCTGTGTCTCACGAATGGTGTTGTGCAGGATTGGACAGACGGCAGGCAGCACAGGGTTATTGAGGTGTTGCGTGTGGTTAATACAAACGCACAAGTGGCGCTCGAAGTACCGGTACAGCGGCCCACAGCGAGGGTACTGGTACCGGTAGCTCCAACGCTTATTCCGTTCCGTGTTGGTCGCAACGTTAAAAGCCAGATCCACGGGTTAGCAAACGAGATGTGGAAGGCAGCGGGTGCGCCCACTGACGTTAAGGTGCTGCGCAAGCTGCGGAAGGTAATGATGGACGTTATGGAGCAGCAAGGTATCAAGCGCACGACCGCCAGCACCGAGCTTGGCCAGTGGCAGAAAACTATTTTGTAAAAGGATGGATATTTCGCTTGCGTCCATGGAAGGATGCGTCTAATGTACGTCCATAGACATTAAAAACACCCAACGGAAAGGAACATACCATGTCCAAGCTATCTTTCTTCGTAGTAGAATTCGACGGTACCGAGAACGGTCCTTTCAAAACCAGTAAGCAGGCAGCCAGCTGGGCTGACAAGAATGATCTTATCGCTTTTGAGTCACTGGAAGCAGCGGATGCACACGTTGCAGCGAACAACCTTGTGTTGAAGGACTTTAATAACCTGTCGGTAATTATCCAGAAGTAATTGTGGTTAACCCACCAACACAGCCCCGCAAGGGGTCCCGGAGATTATATGAGCTGGCACCATTGCGAAGCGTGCGAAGCTGATAACGACATGCCCACCATAGAGCAGGTGATAACTGATAGCTGGTCTTGCTGCCAGTGTGGCACGCCTATCGGTATTGGGCAGTATGAGCAGGAGACTGTAATGACGGAGCTGTACGAGCGGTTCCTGTTGCTGGAGCAAACGGTCAAAACCCTTTTGGATAAAGCAGGGGAATCCAATGTACGGAATTTATGATAGCAAGCTGCACACACTGGTTGAGCGTAACCTTCCAGGGGATACAGTAAGCACCCTAATTGACACGTTACGCTCTAAGTACCCTGGCGCAACAGGCGAGCGCTTTGTTATCGTTAAGCAGGTTGACGAGGGCTGGTTATGCACTGAAACGGTTCAACTGGTTGCGCTGGAGGGGAATACACAATGAAGCACTATTGGTTAATCTGTGATCTTCGCACCAACGAGATAGAGCACATGCTGCAGGCAAATGATGTGTTCCTGGTACATGAGGACGGACCGCACTTGCTTGTCGCAGCAGAGCCCGACACAGCGGCCCGCATCCCCCAGGCAGCTTGGGACCTCTTTCCGTGGTGCTATTGCGAGATCCGGGAAGCGAACGAAAACGATATTCAGGATTATTTGTAGTTTATTTGGAATTACCGCTTGCGCCTACGCCCAGATGTGTCTAGTGTGGGTTGTACAGTGCAGCAACGCACACCCAACGGGGTACAGGTTATGAGCAACCAAATGACAGCAGATCGCGCAGAGAATCTTGGCAAACTGGCTGCCCGTGACGGATACGGTATGCGGGCCACTGGTCGCTTAATCGAAGCTCATGGAGGGGATGTAGCTGCACAGGAAATTGCAGTGCGTGCAATGATTAAAGAAGCGGGTCTTATGGACAGCGCACAACGTAATTTTGGTTAACAGCTACAGGGGAAAGGTCATGTGCATATTTATATTCTTTGTGTGTCATTGCAGGTGTTACCCTTGCCCGCTGCTTATTCGGTATTTCACTCTTCAAGTAAAGGTGTCTTTATGAAAAAGTACACAGCACAGATCACCCGTCCCTGCAACCTGCACAGCGCAAGTGAGCAAGCCCGGGATTGGAACGAAACGATGGAAATGCGGATTGTGGTTACGCCCGAGGGTGTGGTGTGGATTAAAAAGGACCGCCATGACGTGGGTGTTAACCCTTTTAAAGCTGCTGGCGGTATCTGGTATAAGAAGCCAAAGACCTCGCAAGCGATGGAGGAATGGCTGCTCCAGGTGGGTGCAGTGGAAGCAACCTTTAAGGGCGGACCAAGGGGAGTGAAATGAAAACGCTAACTCATGCAGGTATAATAAAGCAGGCGAAGTTTGGAACCTCTTCACGTTCCCTAGTTAAGCTTCGTGAAACAAAGTGCTATTGGATAACGGAAAAGGGAACCCGCTACCGCAAGGAAACGGGTTCCATTGTTGGGCTCTCCATTTGGGATGGTGTAAACCATTTGGAACTTGATACAGTTAAGCTTCTGCCCAAATTGGTTAATGAACAGGGTGCAGTGAAATGATTGACACTAAAGAGGTACTCGTAACTTCTGAATCCGGAAACGGAAAGCATCAGGTTGTCATTAAGTGTGCATCGCTTGCAGTGATGCAGGATATGCACCGGGCAGTGTTGGATATTGGTGCCAGCCGCCAGGCGCTTGAGGGTGAGCCGTTTACGTGGGTTTTCACGGATGTTAACGGGAAGGCTACGGAGCTCGCAGGCGACCCTGTGCACAGAAGCCCGCAAGATTTGCGAGTGTACACCCCACTATACAAACACCCGGCCAGCGCCGATGCGCGGGAGGAAAAAAGAAAATCATTCCACCAGGGCCAGGTTGAATTGATGAAACGGTTTTGTGTGGTGATAAACGAGATGCTCGACGGTGATTTCACGGAACGTTACGGTCTTTTGGAGCCCTGGAATAGCACGCACGAGCGTCTGAAAAATCGGCTTTCAAATGAGGACAGAACCGATACGGGGATTCACCTTTCGAGCCAGCGCAAAGCTTCGGGGGATTTGTGAGCTTCCTCGCACGGGTGCGCCTTGTGTTTACCCACGGGAAAGAGCTGGAGTTTTTGCTTAATGTTATAAGGCGTGACAAAGAGCACGCGGAATGGAAAGCACGCCAGCATCACCTTCACCTTTGTGTGCAGCACCAGCAAGAGCGCAATCGCTCACATTACTCGGAGAAGAACTGTGATTACTGCAAGCTCCTTGCGAGGGTTAACAATGACACCTGAGCAAATAAAGTTTCTGCAACGCAACGAGGACGCAATACTGGAGGTTATGCAGTGGCGCAGGAAGCTTCCTTGTGAGTTTATTATGCTTATAGGCGGAGGGTACTCTTGCAGGTCGTGTGAGAAAACCTTTGATGACATTACACCTGCCTGCCCCATTGACCGTCAGTTGTGATACGGTAAGGGGTTGGGCTACTATACGCAAGCGGGCAACCCTGCCCGCGTACCTGGAGAAGTGAAATGAAATACATTGCCATTCTATTGTTCGCGTTGTTGGCGCTACCTGCAACGGCAGCGGAGGGTGTAAGTGACCTGAGCTGGACTGCACCTGAAACCCGTGCGGACGGGACACCACTGCAAGCTACCGAGATCCAGGAGTTCCGTATCTACTACGGGGTGGATGTAGCGAAACCACTTACCAAGGGAACGGAGTACACTGCTGTAACCGGTGAGAATGTGGCCAAGGTTACTGTGGAGCTGACCCCAAGGCTGGAACCTTATGTTGTGTCGTTTGCAGTTACTACGGTGGACACTAACGGGTTGGAATCCTTATTGTCCGATACGGTAACGAAGGAGTTCGTTGCTGAGTCAACATCGGAACCTAACGCGCCAACGAACTTGCTGTTTGAGTTCAATTGCATTACGGGTTGCACGGTTAAGGAAGTTCCCGTACAGTAGTGAAGCATCCGGTGGGCATGGGCCTGCCGGATAACCTTGGAGAACAATATGCAAATGACCCGTGACGCACGGCAAACACTTGGCGAGCTACTTGACGAAGCGAATGACGACATGTCCGCACTGGTGGAGGAGTACATAGATCACGGGATTTGCTACACCTGTGGCAACCTGCAAAGCGGAGTTGAACCTGACGCGGAAGGGTACGAGTGTGACGAATGTGGTGCCCGTGCTGTAGGTGGGTTGGAGCTTGCAATGGTGGAAATAATATGAGAATCTGGGATGTACCTGTGCAGCTTATGTGTGGAAAGCACTTGCGAGGGGAGCATGTGGAATGTCACATGCTTGTTGGATGGATACAGAAAGGTATGTCGCTGAAAGGGTTTGTTGCTGACGGTTTGGTAGACCCGCGTATTATACAGGAGCGACACGACGACCTCGCTGTGGAAATGGTTGCACGGGGCGGGAACCATAACAGCCCGCTGCCGGCCCACAGCTCCCCTGGACCAGACGAAAACCATATAGACGGGCAAGCTAACATCCAGGAGCTTGCTCGTCGCTGTGCGGACTGTTACGATCGCATACGGGAATGCGGGTACACGCTACCGTTCCCAAGGGGCGGGGACAAGGTGTTTAAGTGGGAGGATAACTGGTACGTCCAATTTACTGGGCAGTGGCTAACAACCAAGTACAGCAAACGCGAGCACGCGTTAAAGGTGCTCGAAACTATGCGCAGGAATATGACGCTAGAGCGCCAGGGGAGGACATAATGGAAAACCGTATGCAGTTGAAGCTCCGCAACGCAATAGACTTCAAGGTTGCACAGGGGTTTGAGGTTGTTGACCGGACGGGTGTCATTACCCTTGCCCGAGGGGGCGTCCGCGTCCAGGTTTCGATGCTTAATGGAACACCCATTGTTCGGAACGTTTAGTTGCTGTTGTTATCTTGCAACGCCTGCGCACATGTGCAAAAGTGCAGCTCTACACATTAGGGGATTGCAATGAACGCAAAGGAACAACACGTCCTTATTGTTGGTGCAAGTGCAAATTGGATAAGTTCACGTATCGCTGAAGCAGGGTTCCAGCTTGCTCTGCAGGATCTGGAACAAGCTGTCCATCACTGCACCCTACAGGTTGAGAATTTAAAAGAAGAACTTTGCCTGTACGAAAAGGCGAACCCTTACGGTCGTCGAAACAAGTCGGATAGAAAGCGTGCAAAGCGGGACAGGTGGTTATAGTGAACGAGACGTTTTTGTTGAGCTGCATACAGCACATGACCATTGCGTCCTACCTGCACCCGAAACCGGATGTACAGATTAAACGAATGGCGAAGCGTTACCTTCTTGCAATTGGTAAGAACGACAAGCTGGTGAAGCGGACGTTGCGTAATGTGGTTAAAACCTCGCAACCTGCACTCCTTGTTCAAATAGCTTATAACGACCTTATGGGGCAAGGATAATGTCAGTAAACCTTAGGATTGATAACTGCCAGCAGTGTTCACACAGGGGGCACAAGGGCGGGTTTGGAAGTATCATGTACGTTCCCAAATGTGATAAAGCAGACAGGGAGCTTCCGTACACACCAGTCGCGCAAGCAACGCGGGCGGGTGCTGTAATGGTTGCAACTCAAGACGACGGGATACCAGACTGGTGCCCCTTACGCAAGCAAGAGGAAGAGGAATGAAAAGAAAAGTCCAAAAGATTAAGTCCGCGAGCACTATGCAGGAATGTATTGATCGCATTCACACCTTCAAGATTACTGGACCTTCCGCCCATACCGTGCAGCGGGTAACGGTTATCTTTAAGGGTACACGGGAAGAAGCTGAAAATGTGGAGTTGAAATGAACTTGCTTAGACCGTTTGCACAGCTCTTTGAAGAATTGAAGCAACGTAGGCACAAGCGCAAGTTCCTAAAGTATGAGATCCACAAAGCTAAAGGGCGCGAGTTTGCGATGTCCGAATACTTTGAGGGCAACGCTTCTATCCTGGAGTTGGAAGCCTGTGTTGCTACCGCAATGGCGTTCAACAATGACGACGCTTTTGATGATGGTATTAAGCAAGCAATTGCAAGCATGAGGAAGTTGCAATTGCCAAACGTTGTCGATAATAACTATGGGAGAGTTAAGTGATGGATAAGTTAAACAAGCATCAATTTGACTTCAGCTTGCCTATGTACCCGAACCAAACCATAAGCGACAAGGGTATGCAGTGCGAGATGACAATGGACGGGCGCAAGCTGGAAGGGGTTACAGGGTTAATCGTTAAAGCAGACGCCCGTGGGTTTACTAATGTGGCTATAGAGTTTGAATCCTCCTGTGCAATACGCTTTGCAGGCCACCTTATGGTGGGTATCACTGAAAGCTACGACGAGGAATCGCTGGATCTGTTACTTGCCGAGCTGTACAGCGACGCTGTCGGGGTGATCGGCGCAGAGCTTGAGCGGAGTGGGGATACCCTGGAAAGCAGCATTACAGCCCGCGCAACGCTCGTTAAAGAGCTTGTAAAAAGCATTATAGAACGTATCAGGTAGGCGCGGGGGCTTGCCCACGTCCTTGTTGTGATACGAACGGGTTATATGCTGTAATACGCAACACAACGTCAGCCGGTGGAGTAGCTGTTAGCCCCTTCCTATGTTGGATGAACCAGTCAGGACACCGGACACCCGTGCCGCTTCGGGGATGACAATACATATAGAGCGGACATAAGCTAGGGTTGGAACATACTTCCTTTTATGCGAAAGCGACCTAGATAGGGCCGCGCAGGGCGCTAACCAAAAAAGCATCTGCGACGCTGGCTAAAGGTAATAAGCCCAAGCGCTTGCCCTACGGGTTCAGCGGTTGGCGTAACACAGCGAAGCGGTTACGTTACGGTTTCCGTGGACTAGGGTGGAAAACCTTGATGCTTAACCGTGCGGTCTGCTATGTGGTGGGCTGCACGTTTTCCCCTCCTATTAATTTGAAGGTGTGACATGTTAGTAGCAATAAGAAATGAACAAAAGTGTGTTGTTGAAATTACTATGGTGGATGAAGTTAGTGCAAGCGGACTCTTTCATTGTAGAATATATTCAAATGACCAAGTTATTGGACCTGATTGCCTTGGTTTTTACAGAACCGAAATCCTTACTCACTCCGATTTTAAGCACGCACACCTCTACCATATTCCTAAAGAGTGGTTCACTGCAATCTCTCTTGAAAGAATGATGATTTGCCCAGACGACCAGATGACCCAACTCCGTCACTTTATTACCAACCTTTTCACCTGTATTTCATCAAATGGCCTTTCCCTTAGTAGCGGAGATTACATTGGTCAATTGTTTTGTGCATTCGGGTTGACCCCTTTTCTAAATAGAGTTCAAGAACTTGATTTAGTACGCCAGTTGGCAAAATATGTAAGCGAAGATAATGACTTTGTATCCCCCGATACAACCAGCCTTTTTTATCACAACCATTTCTTGAAGTGTATAGGGTATGCAACAAATGAGTTCCTATACTCTGAGACCGGGATAAACGGATGCCCTGAGTCCAGAATGATAACCTTGGATACGATTGTAGATGCTGCCAAACAGATTGCAGCAAAATGAGAAAACACCAACACTATTTCAAGGACGTTAAGCACCTAACGGAAGTTGATGTCTATCGCGTGTGTGCGCTGTTTAAGGTTACTGACCACAGTGGCGCAACACAGCACGCAATAAAGAAGCTTATACTGCCTGGGCAACGTGGTGCAAAGGACGAGATTAAAGACCTTAATGAAGTCATTGACACTGTGCAGCGCCGTATTGAAATGCTCAAGGAAGACATGTCCCATGAGTAAACAAACCCGCCTTGCAAGCCTTGCTGAGGCGTTTGCTAACACTGCACTCGGTTTCGTTATATCCTTCGGAGTACAAAAGACCCTTAACTACGCCTACGATGTGCAAATGAGTAACGAGATCGCCCTGTGGTTTGTGGTGTGGTTTACCGTTGCATCCGTTGCTCGCTCATACTTGCTCCGCAGGTTGTGGGAAATGGAATGGTGGAAAAAGGTTAGGCGGATATGGAAGCGAAGGACTGGTGTGTCTAGCACTAAAGCGTGCCCTGAATGTAGTTCCACTTTCCTTGTGTTGCTTAGAACACAGAATAAGAAGGTTTGCTCGCAGTGTAATACAATCATCCACTGGACGTTGGAGTCCGGTCAAAAACCATTACTGTAGGAATTACCAATGGCAATAAACGTTAGAACCAAGGGACAGGAAGGCGAGCGTGAAGTTGCGAAGATGCTGAATAGCATTGTGGCAACTGTGCGTTCAGAGTTAGGGTTGCACAACTACGCAACCAATGACGAGCTCTTTCAGCGCAACCAGAATCAAAGTGCTGTAGGTGGGGCGGATCTGTCAAACCCCTTGCAGCTAGAGATTGAGGTTAAACGCCAGGAAGCATTGTCCGTTAACACATGGTGGAAGCAGTGTGTGGACTCCGCTGCCCGTACTGGTGGTGTCCCTGTGCTAATGTACCGGCAGAACCGCAAAGGGTGGCGCGTGTGTATGTGTGGTGAGCTACCGCTGCAACCTGTAGGGGTTCCACCTTACAGCACTTTAGGCCCTTGCAGGGTGGAGGTAGATGTAGACACCTTTAAAGCATGGTTCCGCAACTATTACACAAAGCAGGTGACCCGTGCATAGGATTAAAATTCTACTTCCACTATTGCGTGCAAAGGTTGTTGTCCTTATAGGCGCATGGGATGAGGTTATTACAAAGGTTCCTTATGGCGCGTCAGGTGCATTTGGAGAGAATGACCCATACATAGCACGCACAACGTTCAAGCACTTGCAGGATACGAAAGATGGAATGCCCTTTACTGTGGTCATACACAGTAAAACCATTGCAATGTCTGTTATTGCACATGAAGCGGTTCATGCTGCTTCTTATATTCAGGACGCGATGGGTATGTACGGTGACTTCAACAATGATGAATTGACTGCATATACTGTTCAATATATTTGTGAGAAGGTTGAAGACGTTTTAGACCTTTATTGAAAGCTTGCTCAACCTCGTTGCGTTGCCTATACTCCACGTTACTATTATCATTGATCTATGGGGATCACGGGAGTAACTTGGGTATGGGCCCATCTGATACGCTTGAGTGCGTCAACCACCACTTTATAGAAAAATCACTGGATGAGAAAGAAATCCTCCTCCGGCGTGCTTTCGTGCAAGAATACATGAAAAGTCGTAACGCTTACGGGGCCTGCATTGCGCTTGGATTCCTCGCTCCTTATGCTGAGGACTGGGCGACAGCGTTTATGGGCGAGGGTATTGTAAGGCGCCTTATACAGGAAGCTGAAGCAAGTGAGGACACTGAAGCTGCTATAGAACTCCGTAAAAAGCGTTATCGCGCATGGATGGAAAAGGAAGCTAACTTCTACGGTCCAGGTTCAAGCCACGGGGCGCGGGTTACTGCAATATTTAACCTTATGAAGATTGAAGGTATGGAAGCAGCGGTTAAAACGGAAGCGGAGGTTACTTATAAAGGAGGGGTTATGATGGTTCCTGCATTAACAAGCCCTGATAAGTGGGGCGAAATGGCTCAGCAATCGCAAGCACAACTAAAAGACACTGTCAAGGAGTAGCTTGCGCGAGTTACGAATCCCCTATACCATTGTGCGCATAGTTAGCAATGCGTCATCCTCAGTGCTGAGGGGGCTCACCCGCAAAGCATTACAAAGTGAGGGAGGCATAATGCCTGATCAAATACAGAACTTTATAGATCGAATTGCGGAGGGGCACTATGGGTACTTGTGGTTCGTGCTTCTTGCTCTTTGGGGAGGAACTGTGAATTATATAAGCCGCGTCCGTCAACAACATCCAATTCGCTTTTCATTAATGGAACTAATAGGGGAATGGTCCATCAGTGGGTTTGTAGGCATTATCACCATTTACATTTGCCTTGAAATGCAATTGTCTACTTATGCAACGGGGGCGCTTGTTGCAATATCCGGTCATATGGGCGGACGTGCGATCTTTATGTTTGAGGCATACGTTATTAGAAAGATTCCCGGTATGTCACAGTATGAATCACGCAGAAACACGCATATAAAGGAGGACGAGCGTAATGACGATGTATGATACAGCGTTTGGGCGTGTGTTCCGCAACGAAGGTGGATTCCAGAATAACCATAGGGACAGAGGAAACTGGACCTCAGGTAAAATAGGCGTTGGCGAGCTAAAAGGCACCAAGTTTGGCCTTTCAGCAATGACCTATCCGCACCTTGACATTATTAGCCTAACACTGGAACAAGCGAAAGCTATTTATAAGCGGGACTGGTGGGATGCACTTAACATGAAGTCCTTCCGACCCGCTATGCAATACCAAATGTTTGACGCTGCTATTAATCACGGGATGTTTAATACCACTAGAATTCTGCAATACGCTGCATCCGCAAAAGCAGACGGAATCATTGGCCCTAACACTCGTCGTTTAGTTGCTGCGAAAGAATTGAACGACCTGTTATTACGTTTCCTTGCTGAACGTTTGGTCTTTATGACACACGTTAAAACATGGGATCGTTTTGGAAAAGGTTGGGCGCGTAGGATTGCCCATAACCTTATACTCGCATCCGACGACAACTAAGGAATTGACATGAAACGTTTTTACTTTGGCTTTATGGCACTAATGGCAATGGGGGTGACGTCCTTTGCCTACGCTGCAATGGACACGGAAGCTGCAACGGGTTTCCTGGCTACCCTTAACAGCTTCTTCGATTCGTTCCCTGTGTGGCTTGCAGCGCTGACCGCTGTGGTAACTGCTGCCACTGCTATAACTGCAATAACCCCAACGAAGTCCGATGACAAAGTTGTGCGAACGATACTTAACGTTCTTAACATGCTCGCAGGCAACGTGGGCAAGAACAAGAACAAGGATTCGGGCTAATGGGTTGGCTCGCTTTGTTGCGGGCCCTGCTGGGCCTTTCCCGTTCATTAGCTACTTACCTTGAAAGGAAGCAGTTACTAGACGCGGGAAAGGCCCTTGCTGTTATCGAGGGTTTAAATAATGCGGAAGACGCAATTAAACAGGCAAGGGATGCTCGGGATACTGCTGTTAGCAAGTATGACAGCGTTAACGGGTTGCCAGATGATAAAGACCCAAACCTCCGCGACTAACGCATCCAAAGTTGCTTGCAGTGCGTTCACCCTTATAACGTATTCCCGCAGTGACACACACGAAACAACCCGACAAGTCATTGGGCATAACGCTGCCTACAATGCACTGTGCAAGGATGTTGAATGAGTACCATAGTGCAACCCACAGAGGTCGTATGGAAACCGCTCGACGGGTCACAGGTGCTCGCACTGTCATGCCCATGTAACCACATCCTCTACGAGGGTACACGGGGTCCAGGTAAGACAGACGCCCAGCTAATGTTCTTCCGCCGTTTTGTTGGTTTGGGTTATGGACAGTTCTGGCGAGGTGTTATCTTTGACCGCGAATACAAGAACCTTGACGACCTTATATCAAAGTCCAAGCGCTGGTTCCGCCTGTTTGGTGATGGGGCAAAGTTTATAAGCAGCACAGCCCAATTGAAATGGGTGTGGCCCACGGGGGAAGAGTTGTGGTTCCGCGTAATGAAAACCGAGCAGGATTATTGGAACTACCACGGGCACGAATTCCCCTACATAGGATGGAACGAGCTTACCAAACACCCGAACGGTAACTTGTATGACATGGCGATGTCATTAAACCGCACATCATTCATTCCTAACTTGCACAGCCCCAAAGACCGCAAGACCAAGGTCATGGACGTGCTTCCGGAAATTCCCCTTGTTGTATTTAGCACAACTAACCCTTATGGCGTTGGGCACAATTGGGTGAAACAGAAGTTCATTGACGCTGCACCTCCTGGACAGGTTGTTAAGATTACGCGTGAAGTGTTTAACCCTCGTACACAGCAACGTGAGAACGTTACCAAAACACAAGTCCGCCTATTCGGTTCCTATAAAGAGAACATATACCTTTCCCCTGAATATATACTTGAGCTGGAAACTATCAAAGACCCTAACAAGCGCCGGGCATGGTTGTGGGGCGATTGGGACATAACGAGCGGCGGTATGTTTGACGATGTGTGGTCAAATGAACACAACGTTGTGGAACCCTTTAACATACCACCAGACTGGCGGGTATTCCGGTCATTCGATTGGGGTTCAAGCGCCCCATTCAGTGTTGGCTGGTGGACTGAAAGCAATGGGGACGACTTGCTGCTACCTAATGGAAAGTGGCGTTCCACTGTGCGAGGGGACCTGTTTAGAATTGGGGAGTGGTATGGGTGGAACGGCGTGCCGAATACAGGCGTGCGTATGCTGGCAACCCAGATCGCCAAGGGGATAGTAGAGCGTGAACTTAAGATGGGTATGTACGGTCGCGTTAAACCCGGCCCAGCGGACAACTCCATTAATGATGTTGAAAATGGTGTGTGCATTGCACAGGACATGGCCAAGAAGGTTACTATTAACGGAAAAGAGTATAAAGGTGTAACGTGGTCGCGTAGTATTAAGTCACCAGGAAGCCGGAAAAATGGCTGGGAGAAATTACGGATCGCAATATACAATGCACAACCAGACGGGGGGCCACGCGAATCCCCTGGGCTATTTATATTTAGAAACTGTCAAGATGGTTTTATAAGAACAGTTCCAACTCTGCCACGTGATACTAAAGACCCTGACGACGCGGACACGGGTGCGGAAGACCATGTTGCAGATGAAGCACGTTATGTTATTCTATCCGTTGGCGACCGGTTCACAAGCGGTTCCACTACAGGTCACTTCTAAGGGGATTATAAAATGGCCGTTAAAACACTTCACCCGTTATACCTGGCCATGCTTAGTAAGTGGCGCAGAGACATTGATAGCTATGATGGGGATGACGCTATTAAGCAGGCGGGGGATACTTACCTTAAACCAACTTCCGGGCAAATCCAGGACGGATATGGTTTAGCAAACACCCTTGGCCAAAGCGCTTATGAAGCATACAAGGATCGCGCTGTATACCCTGACATCTTTAAAGATGCTGTTGAAGCTGCTATCGGTGTCATGCACAGGGAACCGCCAACAATAGACCTTCCCACAGAGCTGGAGCCCTTGCGCACTAACTGCACATTAATAGGCGAGAGCTTGGAAATGCTGTTGCGCAGGATTAACGCCCGACAGCTTATTACTGGGCGACTTGGTATTGCGGGCGACATACGCAAGGACGGTGATGTAGTGCGACCCGTTATTGCACTCTACAATGAATTGGCGATATTAAATTGGGACGATAGCTCAAAGGATGATGAAGATATAGATTTGCGCTTTGTGCTGTTGGATGAAAGCGGTTTCGAGATGGCTAATGATGGTACTTGGGACACTGTTGACAAGTACCGAGTAATGGCATTAACCGGTCCGGATGGTAAGGTTGGAGAAGGTAACGTTTATGGCTCCGCTCTAGTGCGGGACAATGTGGTTGACCTTCTTGGGGTTGTACTTACGCCACCTGTATACACGGGACAAACGCTTGACCACATTCCATTCGTATTTGTAAACAGCAAGGACTTGGCGCCTGGTCCTGATAATCCACCGTTGGACGGTTTAGCAAAGTCCTGCCTGACAGTATACAGGGGTGAAGCTGATTACCGCCAAAACC